CACCTTCTTTTTGTCATGGCATACGGCACTCCTAAAAAGCTGACCACCCGGCAAAAAGCTGCGATGGAACGCCATGCAGAGCATCACACCAAAAAACACATGGCCGAGATGCGGCGTCTGATGAAGGCTGGTAAGACCTTCACAGAGGCGCATAAAATGGCAATGAAAAAGGTAGGGAAGTAACTCGTGGCTGCAACAATCACCGCTACTCTCAGCAGCTCATCAGCCAACAGCTACGTGACCCTGGCTGAAGCCGACTCATATTTTGAAACCGTTCCAAGCAGCACGCAGTGGGACAACAAGACCGACGACAACAAAAACCGTGCATTGATTTCAGCTACTCGCTGGATCGATACGTTGAATTTTTACGGTGATCGTTGCGATGCAGACCAAGCTTTGAGCTGGCCTCGCAATAATTATCACGTTGACCGGGTAGAGCTAGTTTGCACAGCTATCCCAAACGACATCAAATACGCTGCATTCGAGTTGGCGAATGCTTTAGCCAATGACACGGACTCAATTACAGGGACTACCGGCGATACGGGGTTATACGAGTCCGTCAAGCTCGGTGAGATGGAAGTTAAGTACAACACTTCTAGTCAAGCTACGGGAACGGTCAATAATGTATTTGATGTTTATCCTTGGCTCCAGTCTTACCTTGGTGCTTATTGCCTTGGTGGGAGCGGCAGCTACCAAGTCCGCACCGTAAGAGGTTGACATGCCTGGAGCGCTAGACACCCTTTTCAAGAACGTCGCCAAGTCGGTTGTTGCTGACCTAGGCAAGTCTTTTGACCACACGATCACGTACACCCGTAAAGCGTCTCCGACTTACAACACCAGTACAGGAGCGCTTACAACAACCGACACTACCTATTCTTTTGACGCTCCACTTGAGTTTGTGGCTTCTGAGGAAGAAGAAGGCCGCGAAGAGAGACAAGCCCGCCTCTACATAACACCCGACTTAATCGGTGATAACCAACCAAACTTTGAAGACACAATCACCTTGACATACGCAGGTGCTAGCTGCGTTTCACAAATAACGGACATCCGCACGTTCAAAGGCGGCCAGGAGTACATGTTCATCCTGCTGGTGCGCTTCTGATGCCTAAAAAAGTTTCTGATCAGATTAAAGACGCAACAGAAGAGTACCTGCAGCAAAGCTATAACAGGCTCATCAAAACGGTTATGCGTAGGCTTGCTACTAAAAAGCGTAGCCCCGTCTATACAGGCTTTTTTGCATCAAGCTGGAAAGTCGATACATCACCGATCCAGTCCGTAGACCAACTCGTATCTCCCTGGCTCGAACTAAGCAAAAAGAAGTGGAAAAATCCCAGTAACAAAGAGTATAAAATTGAACCCCGCTTTTACCCGCCGGACAAGGCATACAACTATAAAAGACGCGTTTACATAGGGAACACCGCTGAATACGCTATTTATGCCTTAGAAGACGGCAGAGTTCAGCAGTTTGTCCAGGGTGGAGAAATGAAGGCTTTAGTCGAAGAAGCCTTTAAAGAAAGGCAGCCCAACATTTCTGTAGGCGGCAGGCAGGCAACCGGGCAGTTCGGCACCATGGCAGGCAGAACTTACACTGGGTACACCGAGCTGTAGTCATGACGCTAGTAAACGCCAGAGCAGCCTTTGAAAAAGCCGTAACCGATGCAGTTGCGGCGGAAGACGACACAGTTTTGATGGTTTACGACAACGTAGCTTTCACAGAACCCGGAAAAACCAAAAAATATATCCTCATGACTGTTGCCTTTGGGCAAGCAACTCTGCAAAACCAAGGCGCAGCACAGGATTACTACTCAGGAACTATTCAGTGCAACGTCTACGTCCCAAAGTCTGCTGGCACGTCCACGCTTTCTGCCATCAGCGAGTCTGTTATTGACGGCCTTACCTCTGTAAACGCAAGTGACTACACCGATACTTTCAGCACTTCCCCAAGAGTGATGGATATTGTTGGCCCTACCCCACTCAACGCAGAAGACCGCTCACACTTTATTGGCGTAATTTCTTGTCAATTCACTGCTACGGCGTAGTATTGTAGTGAAAACACAGAAGACATCCATGCGGGCTGTAGAGCTTCTTCGCAACAAGTTTGGCGTTAGCCAGCTGTATAAGTATCAAGTAGAGCAGGACGGCGCTGTGGTGCTTGAGGTCTACTGGCACCCCCTGACCATCGCAGAGCGTGAGTCGATCCAGAAGACATCAGAGTCTGAGGAGGCCAACGACTTTGCTCTGGGCATGATGATCCGTAAAGCGCTAGACGCTGACGGCAAGCGCCTGTTCCAAGACGGCGAAAAGTCGGTACTGAAGAACGCTGTCGAAGCCTCAGTGCTTCAGGAAATCCAACTCGCGATGCTGGCCTCTGGAGCAGAGCACAAGGTGGAGGAAGCGAAAGCAGATTTGAAAAGCTAACGGCGATTGGTTTTTCATCTACGCCTTAGCCAAAGAGCTGGGCATGACAGTTGCCCAGCTATCCAAGACACTCACGCAAGAGGAATTGATTGGCTGGGCCGCTTTCTTTGAGCTTAAAAGCGAGCACGAGGAAAAGGCGATCCAAACCGCAAAGACCGCAGGCAGAGCGCAAACAATGCCTAGGCGGTAGGATTGAGTGAGGTCGCTGTCTAGGTGTGGCAAATTTCGGAATCAACCTAGACTTACAGCTTCGTAACCAGGGAGCTTTAGCTAGAGCTGTAAAAGGCGCAGAGCAACTTGAAGCTATTTATAAAAGAATTAGCGATAAGGGGCTTGATTTAGGTAATTTAGGTAATGCCGACAAAAGAATAAGGGAGGCGAGAAAAAGTTTTGTAGATCTTGCGGATGCAGTTTTAAAAGGAGAGAAAAGTTTTGGACAGGTAAAAGGCAGCTTAGCTAAGACCGAAACCTCTCTTAGGCGGTATCTTGACGCTTTTAAAACTTTACAAGCAAATACCTCTTTAGACAAAAACGCAAATGATTTTAATAAATACGCTAAAGTTATCGCTTTAGTTGAAGATGAATTAAATAAGCTAGCCGTTGCTTCTGAAAACGCGCAAAGAGCGCAGCGCGGTATGCCCAGCATTGAGGAAGAAGAAAAACAACTTAAACTTAAGCGCGAACAAACAGATGAATTAAATAGACAAGCTAAGGCTAGAAGAAGAAATGCTAAAGCGGCTAAACAAGAACTAGCTGACATTAAAAAAGGTATTAGAGATTCCGAAAAAGCACAAGAAAAAGCTAGGCGTAAACGAGAAAGAACATTTAATAATCTAGGCGCAGGTGTCGGTTTTCCCCTTTTATTTGGTGGTGGGCCAGGTTCGGTTATTGGAGGGGGCGTTGGGGCTCTTTTCGGGGGGTTTGGCGGCAGTGTTATAGGCGGGGCTATAGGGCAGCAATTAGATAAGCTGGGGTCTTCCGCTTTAGAAGTATCAAAAGTATTCGGCACTTTAGGGGCTAGTGCTGAAGGTCTAATACCTTTATTAGGGCGTGGAACATCGGGAGGGTTTGGAGCAAATGCTCAATTTTTAGCTGCGCGAGGACGAGAATCAGAAGTTGCAGAAATTTTGCGTGATCGTTTTGATGAAGTTTACGGAGAGGGAGCAGCAAGGCGATTTGAAGATTTAGCAAAAACAGGCAAAGAATTTGATCAAGTTTTACAAGAGTTAGGTGTAGGGTTTAAGGGTTTAATGGCAGGTCCACTCGGGGGTCTGCTTGAATTACTTAAGGGGTTTTCGCCTGCAGGAGGTGTTAATGAGACTGCTTTTGTTCAAGAAAATAGAGACAGAGCCGCCCGTATTAGTCAATTATTAACTAGACAGGGGGAGAAAGGTGGCTTAAGCCTTAATGAAAAAAGAGAATTAGATACTTTATCAGCAGAAGTTTTTACCCGAGGTCAAACGGGTGTAGATGATTCTGACGCTAAAGCAAAACTAGAAAAACTGTATAATGACGAGTTAAAAATAACAAAAGATTTACAAAAACAAGAAACAGACTTACTGTCTATAGCTTTAACAGCAGGTAGAGATATTTTAGCTACAAAAACGGGGGAATTAGCTATTGAAAAAAGTACAAGTCAGTTAAATAAACTAAAGGCGCAGTTACTTAAAGAAGAAGCAGCAGACAAAAAAGACATTCTTAGAATTGCTGAATTAAACGAAAAAATTGCAGAACGACAGGCTAATTTAGACAGAGATAAAGAAAGAAAAAGGCAGGCTGAAATTTTAGCAGAGCGAGCTATTCAGACAGACCTAAGAGCAAATTTAGTAGAACAAAATAATATACAGTTAAGAGTGTTAGATGTTGACAGAAAAATATTTGATTTTTCACAGAGGGAAACTGATTCTTATAAAACTTTAAATACATTTTTAGACAGAAAATATTACATACAAGAAGATTCTTTAAAAATACAAAGAAAACAGGCGCTTGTAGGTGTAAATGAATTAAAAGTACAAAATGCAATAAATAAAACTTTTGATGATCGTAGGCAGCTATTATTATATCAATTAAGTTTACAAAAAGAAGCAGCTAGACAAGCTCAGTTACAGCGTTTTGACAGCGTACAGGCTGATGCTGATGCACTAGCTTTAAACGAACAACTTGAACGCGACAGGGCGCAACAAGCAATAAACAGCACTGACCCTTTTAGGGCATTTAGTTTTAGTGGCACAGGTTTAGGGTTTTTTGCAGAAAGTGAGTTGTTTAAAGCCAATACGCTTGAGCAGTCTGCTATGCAGTTAGAAAGATATAATGAACAAATTGCTGCTCTTATTTCGCGTATAACCGAACTGCAAAAATCAAACGCAGACCCAGATACCATTGATCCTTTAAGAAAAAATTTAAAACAATTAACTCAAACACGAGACCTGTACGAAGAATTACAGCCCTCTATAGACCAAGCGGCTATTGCTCAAGCTCGTTTTAACGATGCGCTTGCAATAACGACACCGCTAACAGACTCACTGTTTGACAGTCTTATAGCTGTTGTTGAAGGAACGAAAACAGCAGAGCAAGCCTTTGCTGACTTCCTAAGAAGCATTGCAGACATGCTGTTCCAAGCAGCCAAGCAAATGATCGCTCAATACATCGCGATCGGCATCGCCCGCATGTTCGCCGGAATGGGCAGCCCAGCCAGCGCTCCAGCTCCAGATATTCAAACCGGTAGGGGTTTCGGCTTAGGTGACCAAATCATGGTCGGGGGCATGAGAACTGCTGCTAGCGGAAAAGGCGCACTAATGAACCAGCCCTATTTAGTAGGGGAACGTGGGCCTGAGCTGTTTGTACCAAAAAATAATGGAACTATTGTTCCCAACCATCAAATGGGAGGTTCTAACATTGTCGTGAACGTCGATGCTTCTGGCTCTAGTGTTGAAGGCGATTCTGAGCAAGCAAGTCAACTTGGCAAGATGCTTGGCGCTGCTGTTCAAGCAGAGCTGATCAAACAGAAACGTCCTGGAGGCTTACTTGCATAATGGCAACCTTTCCTTCAATCAATCCTGCTTACGGGATTCAAAAATCAAGCGCACCGTCAGTGCGGACTGTGCGTTTTGGTGATGGTTATGAGCAACGTTTGAGCTTTGGCCTCAATCAAAACCCAAAGTCATACAGCTTGACTTTTGAAGTTTCAGAAACCGACTCAGACACCATCGAGACGTTCTTGGACGCTAGAGCTGCGGACAATGAAGCGTTTGATTTCACACCACCGGGTGAGGGCAGCAGCTCTAAATTCGTCTGTGAGAGTTGGAGCAAGTCAATTCCGTACTTGAACCGTGCCACGATTCAGGCAACATTCAGGGAAGTCTTTGAACCGTAATGGCATTTACTGCATGGGCTGCTGACACTGCTTTCTCGATCGGAGACGTTCGACGGGCCACGGCGCTGCAACCTAGCGGCCTGGTCTTCCGATGCACAACCGCTGGAACGTCCGCCAGTTCAGAGCCGGAGTGGCCTACAGACATTGGTAGCACTCTTGTTGATAACACGGTCACATGGACAGCGATTAGCTCAATCCATGAGGAGCTAGCCAAACTTGCTCCAAGCGCAATCATTGAACTGTTTGAGCTGCATCTTGATAATGACTTGCATGGCGAAACAACAGTTGTGCGTTGGCACAGCGGAGCGAATGCAGATGTTGATGGCAACATCACTTGGAACAGCAACACCTATTTCAGGCTGCCTGTAAAAGCAGAAGGGTTTGAGTACACCAGCACAGGCAGTTTGCCGCGTCCAACTCTGTCTGTCGCGAACCTTGATAACACCATGACGGCGTTGCTGCTAGACGTAAACCTTGTCACGCCAGGCAATGACCTTACGGGCGCAGAGGTGAAACGTATCCGCACGCTGAAAAAATTCTTGGATGGCGAGTCTGCTGCAGACCCCTACGCAAGTTTTCCAGAAGAGATTTGGTATATCGACCGCAAGGCATCTGAAAATCGTGATGCTGTCAGCTTTGAGCTGGCAAGCAAGTTTGACATGGCTGGAACGGTTGTTCCCAAGAGGCAAATCGTCGCAAACATCTGTCAGTGGGAGTATCGGAGCACAGAGTGCAGCTATTCAGGCGATGACTTCTTTGATGTCAATGACAACGCTCAGACCGCTCGCGCAGACGATCGCTGTGGCAAGCGTCTTAGTAGTTGCAAGGCACGGTTCGGCGCTTCCGCAGAGCTGCCTTTTGGATCGTTCCCTGGTGCTGGCTTGACCCAATGACGCTGCCACCGTCAATCAAAAAAGCTGCTCTAGAGCACGCAAAACAGGAAGCGCCAAAAGAGTCATGCGGTTTAGTGGCTGTTGTTAAAGGCAGGCGTCGTTATTTCCCCTGCACCAACTTGGCAGAGACGCCAGATGAGCATTTTGTGCTGGATTCTGCGGAGTATGCAGAGACTGAGGACAGTGGTGAAATTATCGCCGTCGTGCATAGCCACCCAGTTACAAACCACGCACCATCACCGGCTGACCGTGTGGCGTGCGAAAACAGCGGGCTGCCTTGGTACGTCGTCAACCCAAATACAGAACTGTGGGGATACTGCGAGCCAGAAGGATTTGAGCTGCCTTATGTAGGGCGTGAGTTTGTGCATGGCCTAGTTGATTGTTATTCACTCTGCCGCGATTGGTATAAGCGTGAGTGGGGCCTGGATTTACATAACTATGAACGGCGTGATCAGTGGTGGGAGCATGGCGAGAACATGTACCTCGATAACTTCATGAAAGAAGGGTTTCACGAGATACCGGTAGGGGAGCTGGAACGGGGCGATGCTGTGTTGATGCAGCTTTCCTCTCCCGTCCCAAACCATGCTGCTATCTACCTTGGAGAGCAATTGGTGTTGCACCATATTCAAGGACGCTTGTCTAGCCGGGATGTGTACGGCGGTTATTATCTGAAGAACACGGCGAAGGCGCTACGGCATGAAAGTCGTCAAGGTTTACGGCCAGCTGCGTGAGTTTTTAGGTCAAGGCCGGTTTGAGTTTGTAGCTGATACGCCGCAGCAGGCATTGAAGGCGCTGTTTGCAAACTTTCCAGGTCTACAGAAGTGGATGTTGGATCAAGAAAAGGACGGCATGGCTTATCGGGTGACCGTTGGCCAAGACGTTATCCATAACGATGACGTGACCGGGCTGTTCTTGCCTTGGAGCGAGCGTGAAGTATTCAGGATTGCGCCTGTTCTGGCTGGAGCGGGGCGAGGCACAGGAATGGTGCTTGTGGGAGCAGCACTAATCGGACTTTCTTTTGTAACCTTCGGCGGTAGCGCAGCGTTTGCTGGAGGAGCCGGTATATTTTCAGCCACATCTACCGGAGCCTTGTACGCAGGCGCTGGATCGGCAGCATTAGGGGCTATAGGTGCTGGTTTGGTTCTTTTTGGCGTAGCGCAGATGATCTCGCCTGCACCTCAGATTTCAACTTTTAGCCGAGGCAAAGAAGCTGCCAAGCTTGAGTCTTTCAGCTTCAGTGGGGTGGTCAACACCACCAAACAGGGCTTGCCCGTCCCAATCGCTTACGGGCGTCTGTTTATTGGCTCTGCTGTCCTTTCGTCCGGCTTAGACACTGATGACTAAACGAATTATTGGTGCTGGCGGCGGCGGCGGCGGCGGCGGTTGCTTTACTGCTGAGACGCTTGTTGCTGTCCCTGGCGGACAGACTCGCATTGATGAGATCGTTGTTGGCTCAAGTGTTCTGAGCTTTGACGACAAAGGCGAGATCCATTCAGCCAAAGTCCTGAAGGTTCATAAGCATGAGAATGAACGAGTCGTCAGGTACGCGCTTTGGGGCGGTGAGTTTCTAGACGCGACCCCTAACCATTGGGTGCTGAACCAGTACAACGCTTTCGTTGAGATTGGAACGCTTGAGGCTGATGATTGCGTCGTCGATTCGCTGAACCAGCTTCGCCCAATTCTCAGTCGCGATGAGCTGGGCAACCATACGGTTTACAACCTGACGGTTGAAGGCCGCCATACCTTCATCGCTAACGGTGTTCGCGTCCATAACGCTGGCCTAGGCAGCAGGATCATCGGTGCTGGTGGTGGCGGTGGCGGCGGCGGAAAAGGTGGTGGTGGCGGTGGCGGTGGCACTAGCCGCACACCAACAGAAGCTGACGACAGCCTGCAGTCCGTTCAGTTTGCTTCTGTTCTTGATCTTCTTAGCGAAGGGGAGATTGACGGAATTGAAAACGGCAACAAAGGTATTTTTCTTGATGGAACGCCTGTTGAGTCTTCAGGCGGCTTAAATAATTTCACCGGCTTTTCCGTTGACACCCGAAACGGCACGCAGGCTCAGTCTTACATCTCTGCTGTTGGCGGCACACAGAGTGAAAAAAATGTAGGAGTTGAGATCTTAAAAAGCACCGCAGTAACTCGAACAATCACAGACACCGATGTAGACCGTGTGCGGATTACAGTTTCGGTTCCTTCTTTGCAAAAGATTGAAGATGATGGCGATATTGTAGGCAACTCGGTTACTTACAGGATTCAAATTCAGTACAACGGCGGCGGCTTTACTGCTGTCGGCAGTGATAAAACTATTAGCGGCAAAAGCAGCGATCAGTATTTGCGTGATCACATTATTACGCTGACTGGGGCGTTCCCTGTTGATATAAGGTTAGTGCGAATTACTGACGACAACCAAACGTCAAAAAATCAAAATCGCACATTTTGGTCAAGCTTTACCGAAATCATTGATGAAAAACTGCGCTACCCGAACAGCGCATTGTGTCACCTGCGTTTTGACTCGCGCCAGTTCTCAAACATCCCAGCACGCAAGTATTTAATTCGTGGAATCAAAGTACGCATTCCAAGCAACGCAACCGTAGACACAACAACGCATCTGGGGCGGCTTACCTACAGCGGTGTGTGGGATGGGACGTTTTCTGCGGCAACTTGGACAAACGATCCAGCGTGGTGCCTGTTTGATCTTTTGACAGACACAAGGTACGGGTGCTCTGTACCTGAGTCTTCACTAGACCGCTACGACTTTTTCTCAATATCACAGTATTGCAATGAGCTGGTTCCGGACGGCAGGAGCGGTCAAGAAGTACGCTTCGCCTGCAACATGCTGCTGAACAGCCGCGATGAGGTGTTCAATGTCATCTCCGAGATGACGAGCATCTTCCGGGGTATCTCTTATTACGGCGCTGGATCGCTTGTGCTTTCACAGGACAAACCAGCTGATTCGCAGTATGTAATCGGTCCTTCAAATGTTGTTGATGGCCTGTTTACCTATTCAGGTTCATCGCAAAAATCACGACATACATGCGCGACTGTTGCGTACCAAAACTATGACGACCTAGGAGAGGTTTCCTTTGAGTATGTTGAGGATGATGATGCGGTCAGCAAATACGGTGTCATCAATAAAGACATCAAAGCTGTCGGCTGCTATTCGCAAGGCCAGGCAAACAGGCTGGGCAAGTGGACGCTTCTCAGCGAGCAAAACCTCACAGAGACCTGCACGTTCTCGATTGGGATTGAGTCAGGCATTGTTGTGCGCCCTGGAATGGTCATTGACGTTGCTGACCCTGTTCGTGGGGGTACACGGCGTTTGGGGCGCGTGAAGTCTGCAACAACAACCGAAGTAACAATCGACAGCACCACTGACTTTTCTGTGGACACTGATCAGTCACCAACAATCTCTGTGGTCCTGCCAACTGGTCTTGTAGAGACAAAAGAAATCGAGTCTATAGATGCTGCCGTCATTACTGTTTCCGGCGGTTTTAGCCAAGCCCCAGCTGCGAACGCGAATTGGTTAATTCAAACTACTGATATTCAGTCACAGCAGTTCCGTGTTGTTTCCATCGCGGAAGGGGATGATGGTACGTTTGGCGTAACTGCAATCAGGTACAACGAAACTATTTATGACGCTGTTGAGGAAGACTTAAACCTAACGCAACGTGACATAACCAATCTCTCATCTACCCCGGACCCTGTTTCCAATGTGTCTGTCACAGAGTTCTTGTACGAGGATGATGGGATTGTCAGAACTGGCGTTGACCTGAGTTGGTCAGGAGACCGCAGAAGAGTATCTGAGTACCGCGTCAAATATCGTCTTGACGATAACAATTTTGAAGAGATCATTACTTCCTCAACGTCTCCGCAGATCAAAGGGCTGAAGACTGGCACATTAGAAGTTCAGGTTATTGCTTACAACTACATTGGTCGTCAAAGCACAATTGTTAAAAACTCGTTTGAGCTTGTAGGCAAAACAGCGGTGCCTGGCAACGTCCAGAATCTAACACTTGAGGCAATATCAACAAATTCTGCGCGGTTGAAGTGGGACGAAGCTGTTGACCTTGATGTAAAAGTTGGCGGCAAAGTTCACATACGCCACAGCAGCAAAACTGACGGTTCGGCAACCTTCAGCAACAGTGTTGATTTGATCACTGCAATTGCGGGCAATTCAACTGAGGCAAATGTTTCGCTGCTTGAAGGGGAGTATATCGTCAAGTTTGCAGATGACGGCGGCAGGCTTAGCCCTAATGATGTAAGCGTAATCGTAGAGCAACCTGATGCGTTTGGAGACTTGCTTGTCAAAAACCACCGGGAAGATCAACAAACACCGCTGCCGTTCCAGGGCACGCATGAAGATACTTTTTACAGCAGCGAGTTTGATGCCTTAACGCTTGACGGCTCTCAGTTGATAGACGACGAGGGCGACATAGATGACATTGCTTCAATAGATTTTCTTGGCGACATCAAGCCACTTGGAACGTACACCCTCCTCGACACTATCGACATGGGCTTGGCACTTAACGCCGTTGAGCTGGAGCGTCGGTTTGTCACGCGGGCGTTCTTGCCAAGAGATCTCATGGATGGTCGCACCGCAAACATTGATGACTGGGACGACATTGACGGCGATGACGTGAACAACGTCAATGCAGAACTGTATGTACGCACCACAAACGATGATCCAAGTGGGTCGCCAACCTATGGCAGCTGGGGCTCTTTCAACAACGGCACATTTAAGGGCCGTGCCTTCCAATTCAAGGTAGAGCTAAGCAGCGACAAGGTTGACGAAAACATCCTTGTCGATGAGCTGGGTTACAAGATGAAGCTCAAATCACGCACAGAGTCTTCAGACGCAGAAATCGCCAGCGGTACCAGCACTAAGTCAGTGACGTTTGAGAAGCCGTTTTTCACGGGTACTTCAGCTCTTGGGGGTGTCAATGCCCATCTGCCAAGCGTTGGAATCACCGTGCAGAACCTAGGGGCCAACGAACGCTTCAACATCTCAAACGTCAGCAGCACCGGGTTTGACATCGATGTGCTGGACGCGAGCGACAACAACGTCAATCGCAATTTCACATACTCAGCGAACGGGTATGGCCGGGGGCAGTAGAATTAGGCGATACCAAGCAGATTTGTTGTGGCAACACACGACTACAATCTTGCGAACGCCACAGGTGCGGCATTCAGGAGTGACCTGAACAATGCGCTGTCTGCTGTTGCGTCAAATAACAGCAGCTCAAGCGACCCCGCAACGACGTTCGCCTTTCAGTGGTACGTCGATACTGGCGACAGCACCCTCAAGATTAGGAATTCGGCTAACGATGCCTACATCAACGTCAGCACTGTTGGCGGCATCGGAACGGCCAACCTTGGGCTTGCTCCACTAGCAGGCCCGACGTTTACGGGCGATGTGGTCATTAGCAGCACGTCTGCAATCCAAATTCCATCTGGCACAACGGCGCAGCGGCCAGGCAGTCCAACTGCCGGAGACCTGCGGTTTAACACCACTACTACTTCAGCAGAGATTTACAACGGCACAGCGTTTGTTGCTGTGGGAGGAGGGGCAACAGGCGCAGGCGGTGACGCTTGTTTCTACGAAAATGACCTGACTGTCACGACCTCATATAGCATCAGTGCAAACAGTGGTGCTCACGCCGTTGGCCCACTGGTCATCAACAGTGGCGTCACCGTCACGGTGCCTTCAACGTCCCACCTCGTTATCAGCTGACCATGCCAATCACGATTGACGGCGACGGAACAATTACAGGTTTATCGGTTGGCGGCCTGCCTGACGGGGTTGTTGATGCCGACATGCTGGCGGCAAATGCTGTTACTACAGCAAAAATTTCTAATGGTCAGATTACTACAGCAAAAATCTCTGATGGTCAGATCACTG